AAAAGAATGCTTGAAAATCTTCCAAAAAAGTTGTATTATAGTGATCACCAACCGAGTAGTTGGGATTGGCATGATCACATAATAGTAAAACTTTAGAATGAGCAGTTGTAAATTAGTAATAAAAGATGAGGTAAATGTGAAGTTCGAGAACTTGAGTCTCGAATGGCGTAAGAGGCTCTCCAACAAATTCAAATACGAAATACCATATGCGAGACATCTTCCAGCAGTGAAGTTAGGCAGGTGGGACGGGAAGGTATCATTCTTTGGGTTGGGTGGCACAACATATCTAAACCTAGTTGATCAAATACTTCCCATACTAGACGAGGGTGGTGTTTATATCGATGTCGAGGATAGGAGAGAGCAACACAACTTTGAATTCAAAGCGGTGGATAAAAATTACCTGTCACACATAACGTGGCCGGAGAATCATCCAGCGGCGGGACAGCCAATCGAATTGAGAGACTATCAAGTGGAGACTATTAACAAGTTCATAGAACATCCACAAAGCATACAAGAGATAGCCACTGGTGCAGGTAAGACCATAATCACAGCGGCCTTGTGCCAACTGGTCGAGCCATACGGTCGTACACTTACTATTGTACCAAACAAGAGTCTCGTGACACAGACCGAGGAAGATTTCCTTGCTTGTAACTTAGACGTAGGTGTGTACTACGGAGACAGGAAGGAACTAGGCAGATTCAACACGATAGCAACATGGCAGTCACTAAACGTACTAGAAAAGAAAAGCAAAGACGAACACACGACGGACTTCCTAGAGGCAATACAAGGAATAAACACAGTGATCATCGATGAGGTGCATATGGCCAAAGCAGATGTGTTGAAAAGATTGTTGACCGGGCCATTCGCACACTGTGGCATACGTTGGGGACTAACAGGAACAGTACCAAAAGCAGATTACGAGTTCATGGGATTAAAATGTAGCATAGGTGATGTGTCCAACAGGATACAGGCCAGTGAACTGCAAGACAAGGGTGTGTTGGCGAATTGTCATGTGAATGTGTTGCAGACACAAGATCATCCACAGTTCAAAACGTACGGTGAGGAACTTAAATGGCTTACCACAGACAAGACCAGGATGAAGTGGGTGGCCAACACAATCAAAGACATATCAAGTTCGGGCAATACACTGATACTTGTGGACAGGATATCTGCAGGTGAAATTCTAGAAGAACAAATCGAAGATGCAGTATTCGTGTCCGGGTCAACCAAAAACACAGACAGGAAGGAACAATATGATGAAATATCTACTGCAACAAATAAAGTTATTATCGCCACATATGGAGTGGCCGCTGTTGGTATTAATATTCCTAGGATTTTTAATCTTGTTCTCATAGAACCAGGCAAGTCGTTCGTGAGGGTAATACAGAGCATAGGACGTGGTATCAGGAAAGCGGAAGACAAAGACAGTGTACAGATCTGGGATATTACCAGCAGTTGCAAGTTTGCGAAAAGACACTTAGGGGCAAGGAAAAAGTTTTACAAAGAGGCCAATTACCCGTATAATATAGAAAAGATAAATTATGAAAATCCTTACACTGGATAACAGAACATACAAGTTAGAGAAGATACCCGAGTGGGTGGACGAGAAGTTGAGATTCGCAGTGCTTGACAATTCAGATCCCGCTAATCCTGATTTCTTCTACATACCTTTAATTTTCTTAGAGAGCTTCAATGCACCAGCGGCGGTGTTAGAGATCGGGCCACATAAGATAAAGATGCCACTGGATTGGAAGATGTTGATAGGCGAAGCAGGACAATCTGAGATGCACGTGTTACCAATCACAAGTCTAAACGACAGAGGATTTGATGCTTTCACATTCAATCCGTTATCAAGTCCAAAACCCGACTTCTATCCAATAGACGTGGTGGATATCTATACAGAAGTGAAATGGTATTTTCCAAAGATCAAATCAGGACAGATGTTGGCAGTACCCTTACATAACGGTCCAAAACCTATGTGTGCCTACTTTGTCAAGGACATATCAAGACAGTGTGAACAGGTGGACTATGGCTCGGTCTGGTAGGAAAACAATAACAATCGATGCACCAATTCTTATAACCAGCAACAAGATCGCTGTATGGATGGACGAGGACTGGATGCACAATTTCTTTGACTTCATCAAGAAACACAAATTCCAATTTTCAGGTTTACATCACAAGAACAAGAAACTAAAATTAACATTTGCAACAGCGAAAGATTGCACAATGTTTGCACTAAAATATGCCAGCAGAAAAAAATAGAAAATTTTTTGATCTAAGGAACGGACTGAAAGCGGTAGACTTCAGGAACAAGGACTACTTCGACAGGATCGACGACAAGGAGAAATCGTTGTACTCTCCGTACATGCTGATGAGATACGTTTCCAATGTGTCATCCAAGGATACTTTTTACGTAGAACACTACATAGAGATGGTCAACGAGTGCGTGAACAAGCACTGCTTCACGTTGGGCAAACACAAGAAACTGTTATGGATACTGACCGCCATGTGTGGAGCAGAGACACAGCAGTTCCATCCATGGCTAAAACCCATGAAGCGTGTGCCCAACAAGAGTCTAAAGAAACTGCAGGCAATATACCCTACATGGAAGGAAGCAGACCTAGAGACATTGGACAAAGTGATTACAGACAGAGAACTAGAGGAACTGATAGAGGCACATGGCATCGACAAATAAATGCACATACTGTGGCAAGGAGTTTGCTAAGGAACGTACACTGCAAGTACATTTGTGTGAACCAAAGAGAAGATATCTACAACGTGATGAAAAATGGGTGGTGAATGCATTTATGGTGTTCCAGAGATTCTATCAGATACATCAACATAATTCAAAAACAAAAACATACGACGATTTCGTTAAGAGTTCATACTACAACGCATTCGTCAAGTTTGGAAGATTCATAATGCACATCAACCCTTTGTATCCTGAGAAGTACATAGACTATGTGCTACAATCAAAAGTGAAACTGGATCATTGGGCCAGGGATGATCTTTACGAGATGTACTTGATAGAAGCACTGAAGTCAGAACCCGTGGAGGCCGCACTACAGAGAAGCATAGCCACAATGATGGACTGGGCCACAGAACAGAACGCACAGTGGTCGGACTACTTCAGACTTGTAAACAAGAACAGAGCAGTGCAACACATACAGCAAGGCAAGATAAGTCCTTGGTTGTTGCTAGGTTGCAACGCAGGCAAAAGGATGTTAAAATCATTTAACGACGAACAATTACAAATGATAGAAAGATTTATAAACACAAGTTTCTGGCCTAGCAAGTTGAAAAGTTATCCGGCGGATCACATGTTAGTGCAGGACACAGCAAGGGAGGCCAAGATTGTCTAAGATAGATTTAGAAGTGTCTGATAACTTAGAGTTTGATGACGGCGACTGTGCTGTAATAATCAAAGAAGACGGATCTGTAGGAAGAGTCATAATGCCAAAAGTCAACAAGGACATATTGAAAACAGAAGGATACAGGAAACTGCTTGACGTGTTGGAAGTGTTACAACCAGGCTCGAGAGATAAAATGATACAACATGCAGAGAAAGATAAAGGGAGCGTTCACTAATGCCTGATGTAGACATAGACTTCTTTGACAGAGACAACACATTAAAATTATTCAAACACACTCCTGCTTCAATGATCAAAGACGGCAAGTCAGAGAAACACAAGACGGGAGTCTACTTCCATGCCGTGCCTGAGCATCCTGTTACAGGCCATGCATCGCTTGATTACAAACAAGCAGAGGACCGAGGATATTTCAAGATAGACTGTCTGAATGTGAACATATACAAGGATGTAAAATCGGAACAGGAACTGGTTGAACTTATGATCCTGGAACCAGACTGGGGGATGCTCAATGATCCTAAAATAGTGGAGAACCTATTCCACCTGAATGGCCATTACAACATAGTGTCCAAGTTAGAACCAAAAACCACAGAACAACTAGCGGCCGTGTTGGCCATAATACGTCCGGCCAAGAGACATCTCATGTACAAGGACTGGATAGACATAATGAAGGAAGTATGGATCAAACCCACAGACGGCAGTTACTTCTTCAAGAAATCACATGCTGTGGCATATGCACAGGCCATAGTGGTGCAGATGAATCTAATCACAAAAGATAAATATAACTTTAGTGTACAACAAGACAAATAAAAAACTCACTAAAAAATCCAAACCCACAATAGTAGACCTATCCAATGATGGACCGTTCTCGGTTGTGTCGTTGTCCAAATTCCTCACAGACTACTGGAAGCACAAGGAAAAGAACACGTGGAAAATCCTAAACAAAGAGGACCAATTGGATGGTCGTTGGATCAAACAGGAACTGCCCTATTGGCAAAAACTGTGGAAGGAACGTGGTATTAAAATTAGATGGGATCGCAGACAGCGATCTTTTTTTTTGACTGTTATTAAGTGATATTTTCTACTCGATACCTGATATAGTTTTTCAAAAAATCTCTATCATAAAAATTAAAATAATCGGTGTTCTTGTAATTGCTCCACCCTTCGCCGGTCAACCAATCATGTGCGGTGCCTCCTTTGCCGGACACACATTTGAGTTCATTATCATAAAATGTATCATCAAAAGATATAATGCATTTATCAGCGGCCAGTTGGGAAATTAATATCGTTTGATCTAGATGTGCTTTTTGTGAATTTTCATTTGACAGGGTTAGACCGTAAAGTTCGTATGTTTTTTTCTGCCTATTATGAAGATCCTCATGGCCATAATTCCAATCATAATTGTCTAGATAAGCATAACAAATTTTTTCATTTTTAGGAAAGTTCTTTAAAAACTCTTCGCCGGTCGAGTGTACAGCAATGGTGTTTGGCGTGCCTTTGGCTTTGAGATATGCCTCTTGCTCGAAGTCTACCGAATAAAATTTCAAACCTAATTGTTTGCAAAAACTAGATAAAAAAGCAGTAGAACCTTCTCCCCTTTCTGATCCAATTTCAACAACCGAACCTTGCAAGACAGAAGCACACTGAACTATACTTCTAAAGGGAGATCCCATGAAAATTCTTAGATTGGTTTTCTTACCAATTGGATTGTTCTTCTTTTCACACGCTTCTTCGAAATTTCTGAAAGTTTCACTGTAGGTCCATGCACTATTTGAACATCCTTAGAATTAAGTGTAATCAACGTCGAACGGAAATACCTAAATTCACCCTTGAGAAATATGTTAATTGGTAATTTACGATTGGACTCGTGCCACCAAGTCTCCCCACATTTCAAGTACTTCATCTTGTCTTGTGGCATCATGAGCCTACCATAGTCGTAGAAACTGATCACGTTTGCATCCTCGTTCTGCACTATGCCCACATACTCCAGGTCACCCTTTCTTATAAGGCTCAGGAACGGGAATTTGTCCCTCAAAGTGTTAAAAATTTCGTTCATTCTATATCTATAAATACTGTTAAATATGTACTATGCAAACAGTCCAAAGGTATTTAATAAATCAATTGGTAATCGCCTACATAAGTGGTTATCACGGGAGGAACTCAAAAGTGTACGATAGACGCTTAACACTGCACAGAGGGGTGTCAAACCCGATCTCATTCACGTTCAAAAACGAGGATCAGAAGGCCCAGGACATCACATCCAAGACTTATGAGTTCAACATGATTGATTCTGACAGTAAGAAAGCAGTTCTCACAAAGACACTTTCCATACTCGACGATGGTTCGACTGTGAGCACAAAAGGCGATGCTAGTTGTACGATCACAGAGGGCGATCTGTTACCACTGGATGCTAAATTTTACAACTTCGCAGTAAGAGAAGTTAAGTCGGATGGTAGCAGAGAGATCACATATGCAGACACAGGATACGCGGCCGCTGGCACAATAGAATTACTAGATGGTGCATACCCAGAATTTTTATCAAGCACAAGTGTTTCCAGTTTCACAGGAACGGGTGGCCCACTGACATACACATCAGGATCTATAGATGCTAAGCCTGGCATCAATAATAACAAGGCCTTACACACTATTGCTGTGTACACAAAAAACTTCTCAGGTGCTTTGAGAGTGCAAGGTACCATGAGTGCCTCACCAAGCGACGCTGATTACTTTGATATTACCATGGAAGGTGCGGCATCAACTGCAAACTCATTTACCGACTCCACAACTGTTACCAATTTTAACTTCACAGGTGTTTACCACAGTGTAAGATTCAGTTGGGGCAACGACAGTGACAACACTGGCGTGATTGACAAAATCCTATATAGACAGTAAAATAGTATAGATTATGAATCTTATACAGAATACAATTCTGACTAGTTTACCTGCGAACAGAAAGAAGACCCCAAGCGGTTGGATAAGTTTCAATGCACCTTGTTGTGTGTACAATGGAGAGACCGCTGACAAGAAGAAGCGTGGCGGACTGATGACCAGTGCTGACGGCACTGTGAGTTACCATTGTTTCAACTGTGGCTTCAAAACCAGTTATGTGATAGGACGTAAACTAACCTACAAGATGAGGCAGTTTATGAGTTACATAGGCATACCAGAGGACACCATACGTAAGTTGGCCATAGAGGCCATGCGTGAAGAAGAAAGTGATGTCAAGTACGAGAAGAAGAAATTCGTTACATTCAAGAACAAGACGTTGCCTAAGGATACACACAAACTGGATGTGTGGTTAGAAAAGTATGTGGCTAACGATCTAACTGAACAGCAATGGCAGAAGATAGATGGTCTATTGAAATATTTAGAAGGCAGGGGAATCGGAGCAGACTGGTATGATTTCATGTACTCGCCCGATAAGACTTGGGACGTGCATCAGAGATTGCTGATACCATTCTACTGGCGTGGAGACGTTGTTGGATTCACAGGAAGGATGTTTGAGCAATCAGACAAAGTAAAATATTACACGGACGTACAGCCCGGGTATGTGTTTAACATGGACGCACAGGATTGGACAAGGAAGTTCGTGATAGTAACAGAAGGACCATTTGATGCTATTACCGTTTCTGGTGTGAGCATACTGGGATCGGAGATAAATGACACACAGCGAGAGTTGATTGATGGTCTTGGTAGACAGGTAATTGTTGTGCCAGACAGAGATGCTCCCGGACAAAAATTGGTAGACCAAGCAACAGAATTTGGATGGAGCGTTGCTTTTCCAGAATGGGACAAAACGGTTGGCGATGTGGCGGATGCTGTGTTAAAATATGGTAGACTGTTTACTATACAATCGATATTGAAAACAACAGAGTCAAGTAAACTGAAAATAGATTTAAAGAGAAAGATGTATGGCTGAATATAAAGAACAACAATCGCAGGCTAAAGATTATTCGTTTGATGTACAGAAATTGTATATTGAAATGTTATTAGCAGATGCAGAATCATTTGCTAGAGCACAGAACATATTCAATCCTGGATCTTTTGATCGTAAACTGCAACCTATTGCAAAGTTCGTCAAGGATTACATGGACGAGTACAAAGTGATGCCGGAGGTTGAGATAGTTAATGCACAACACGACATACAGTTAAAAACAGCAAAGGATCTAGATCCAGCACACTTCAATTGGTTGCTAGACGAATTTGAAACATTCTCGAGACACAAGGCACTAGAACAAGCAATACTTTCATCTGCTGATCTTTTAGAGAAGGGAGATTATGCTCCTGTGGAAGACATGGTCAAGGAAGCAGTCAGCGTGGGACTCACAAGAGATCTTGGAACAGACTACTTCGAGGATCCTCGAGGAAGACTCGAAGCCTTAAAAGACAACAACGGACAGATCAGCACAGGCTGGCAGAACTTAGACAAGAAACTATTTGGCGGATTCAACAGAGGCGAACTGAACATCTTTGCAGGTGGCTCGGGTGCAGGTAAGAGTTTGTTCTTGCAGAATCTCGCAGTGAACTGGGCACAGGCAGGATTAAATGTGTGCTACATATCTTTTGAGTTGAGTGAACAACTGACTGCCATGAGGCTTGATGCAATGATGACAAACATTCCAACAAAGAAAGTGTTTCCGGAGATAGACAATGTTGAGATGAAGGTCAAGATGTTAAAGAAGAAGTCAGGTAACTTACAGATCAAATACTTGCCAAGTGGTAGTAATGTATTGGACGTAAGGACATATCTCAAGGAACTAGAACTAAAGAACAAGAAAAAAGTGGACTGCATACTGATTGACTATTTGGATCTCATGATGCCTAAGAGCAAAAGAATAAGTCCGGCAGACTTGTTCATTAAAGACAAGTATGTCAGCGAGGAACTGAGAAACTTGGTCGTTGAGAAACAGTGTGTGTTGGCAACAGCATCACAGTTGAACAGGGCCAGCGTTGAGGAGATAGAGTTTGATCACAGTCACATATCAGGTGGATTATCTAAGATACAGACAGCAGACAATGTGATAGGTATATTCACATCGAGGGCAATGAAAGAACGTGGAAGATATCAAATACAGTTTATGAAGACCAGATCAAGTTCTGGTGTAGGACAAAAAGTAGACTTAGAGTTTGATGTGGACAGTTTGAGAAT